GGTACAGAGATAAAATTTCTAATCTGCCGGGTTTTTCTGGAAAACGGCGGTTTATCGGTCAAAAACTGCGATTATCATTCAATAAGGGCGATTATCGGGGATTCTTTCGAGCGTTTCCCCCATAGCGGCTTTCAGAACATCGAGAAGGGAGTTTTCAAAGCATGAACAAGACAAAAGTAACCTACATGGACGCTGATTCGCTGATTCCGTATGCGAACAACCCGCGATTGAACGACAACGCGGTGGATGCGGTAGCCGCGAGCATCAAAGAGCTCGGTTTCAAGGTTCCCATCGTTGTCGACGGCGAGAACGTCATCATCGACGGTCACACGCTGCTGAAGGCTGCGCACAAGCTGGGGCTGAAACAGGTTCCCGTAATCGTGGCGGACGATTTGACACCCGAGCAGGTGAAGGCGTTCCGTCTGGCGGACAACAAGACGGGAGAGCTTGCCCAGTGGGACATGGCGAAGCCTGGCATCGAGCTTGAGGGCATCGACGAAATCGACATGGGCGAGTTCGGGTTCGACATCGACTTCGGCGGAATCGACCTCAGCGACATGAACATCGAAGGGGACGACTACGAGCAGGAACTTCCAGCCGAGCCGAAATCAAAAACAGGCGAAATATACCGATTAGGCAGACACCGCCTGATGGTTGGAGACCCGACAAGCGCAGCGGACGTTGACAAGCTGACGGACGGCGCAATCATGGACGTGTGCGTGACCGACCCGCCTTATAATGCAGATTACACCGGCAAGACCGCCAAGGCTATGAAAATCGAGAACGGCAACATGTCAGATGAGGATTTCCATTCGTTCCTCAAGGCGTTCTATACGCAAATGCTCAGAGTCCTAAAGGAGGGCGGCGCGTATTATGTATGGCATGCCGATTCCATCGGGCACGTTTTCAGAGACGCGCTAATCGATGCGGGCGGTCAGGTCAAGCAAATTCTAATCTGGGTGAAGAACGCGCTGGTTCTAGGGCGGCAGGACTACCGGTGGAAACACGAGCCATGCATTTACGGCTGGAAAGCGTGAGCAAGGCACTACTTCATCAACGACCGAAAGCAAACGACGGTTTTCGAGGACCAATTAGACCTCGACAAGATGACCAAAGAGCAAATGCGGAAGATGCTCGAGGAAATGCTGGCGGATACGATGCCGACAACGGTAATCCATGAGGATAAACCGACAAGGAGCGGGCTGCACCCGACTATGGAGCCCGTGCGGTTGATGTCGATTCTAATAAACAATTCATCGAAGCCGAAAGAGAATGTAATCGACTTCTCCGGCGGCTCAGGCTCGACCCTGATTGCATGCTAGCAGCTAGACCGCACCTGCTATACGATGGAACCAGACCCCAGATATGCGGACGCAATCATTTACCGTTGGGAGCAATTCACGGGAGAGAAAGCGGAGAGGATTAACTAATGAACAAGCTCAGCCTTAACGAACAAGCTCAGGAAATTATTAGAATAGCGGAGGAGACTGGCGTTCAAACCAACTTCTTCTTCGTGACAACCTTCAAGCGCTATCGGGTGCAGCTCAGCAACCTTTCCGAGCTGGAAAAGGCAATCAAGGAGACGGGCACGCTCGTGACCAAGGAGTACGTGAAGGGTCGCGCGAACATATACGTCAACCCAGCCGTGACCGAGTACAACAAGACCACGGACTCGGCGAACCGCACGGTCACGACGCTGATGAAGATTATCAAGGGGTTCGCCAAGGAGGACGAGGGACGCGGTGCCGATTGCGACCCGCTCATGGCGATAATCAACGGTGACAGCGATGGCGAGGAATAGGGGCTACGAGTACTGCAAGGCCGCAATCGACGCGGACACCACGCCCGCCTACGTCAAGAAGCAGATGCGCCTATGGATGGACGTATGCGAGGGCAAGAGCGAGAAGTATTTCGTCAGCGAAACGAAGATTCAACAGGTCGAGTCAATCCTGAAGCTGCTCATCATGCCGAAGGGCCTGAAGGCTGGGCAGACGCTTTACGAATGCACGACTGGCTATCAGTGGTTCCTCTACATCGCCGTCCTTTGCACCGTCTACCGCGACAATCCCGAGAAGCGGCGCTACGAGATAGGGCTGCTTGAAATCGCCCGCAAGAACTTCAAGACTTATACCGTCGCGACGATTTTCATCATCCTCATGCTGACCGAGCCGCGATTCTCGGAGTTCTTCTCGGTCGCACCAGACGGGGCGCTTTCAAGGCAGATTCGCGAAGCGATATCGCAGACCCTGCGCTCGTCCCCGCTGGTTTACGAGTACAAGGGCAACAAACGATTCAAGATTCTGCGCGACTGCATCACGTTCAGGCCGAAGAGTTCGATATACGTTCCGCTGAGCTATTCGACCTCGCGAATGGATGGCCGACTTCCCAGCGCCTTCTGCGCGGACGAGGTCGGGGCGCTCCCTACGAGCTACGCGGTCGAAGCGATGAAGTCCGGACAGCTCAACATCCTGAACAAGCTGGGATTCATCATCTCGACCAAGTACCCGACCATCGACAACCCTTTCGAGGACGAGGTTGCGTATGCGAAGAAGGTTCTCGACGGCATCACCGAAGACGATACGGTTTTCGCGCTGCTCTACGAGCCAGACGAAACCAAGGATTGGATGACCGATGATTTGGTCATGCGCCACGCGAACCCCGTCTCGCTTGAAATACCAGAGATTTGGGAAGACCTGAAGAAGAAACGCGCCTACGCTATCTCGGTAGAATCGGCACGCGAGAACTTCCTCACCAAGCACTGCAACATCATCTATCAGGGACAGGGCACGGAGACGTTCATCGATGTTGCGGACGTTCAGGCTTGCAAGGTCGCGGACATAGACTGGAAGGGCCGCGTCGTGTATCTCGGGCTAGACCTTTCGGAGACTAACGACAACACTGCCGTGGCGATGGTTGCCGCCGACGATGACGGCAACATACTCGCTGATGTTTTTGCTTTCGTTCCAGAGGGACGCATACCCGAGAAGAACGCATACGAGAAAATCGACTACAACGAGTTCGTCAGGGCTGGGAAGTGCATCGCCTGCGGTGACAGGGTTATCGACTACAAGGCGGTTGAGGACTTCATACTCGGCATCGAGGAAAAGTACGGCGTGCAAGTTCAGGCAATCGGCTACGACCGATGGAACGCGCTCAGCACCGCGCAGAAGTTGGAAGGAGCAGGCTACAATACCGTCGAAATCAGGCAGCATTCAAGCGTGCTCCACAGCCCCGCGAAACTCCTGAAGGAAAAGGTGCTGAACGAGGAATTCGAGTACACCGACAACAAACTGCTTGAAATCAACTTCCAGAACGCGCGTTGCTCGTATGACACGAATAAAAACATGTACGTCCACAAGAAGAAGAGCAAGGGCAAGGTCGATATGGTGGTTTCCCTGATAAACGCGATATATTTGCTACAGCAGGACGTGGTATTCGGGCAGATGCCCGACTTCACGGTTCAAGTCATCTAGGAGGGGATTATATGGGGTGGTTCAGAAACAGACAGGAGCGCAAGCGCTCAGCCGAGAACATAATCGGCAACGACGGCACGGTGAACGACGTGCTCTTGCGTGCTTTGCTCGCAAACGAGCCAATCGACCGTGACAAGGCGATGATGCTGCCCGCAGTATCTGGCGCCGTTGACTTCATCACGAGCGCCGTGGCCTGCATGCCGGTGCGCCTGTACCGCACCAAGAAGGGTGTGGTCGAAGAGGTCGAGAACGACCCACGAACGAATATGCTCAACGGGGACACGGGTGACACGCTGGACGGCTTCCAGCTGAAAAAGGCGATGGTCGAGGATTACCTCATGGGCAAGGGCGGCTATTGCTACATCGAGCGCAGCCGAAACGACGTGACGGGCCTTTATTACGTTAATTGCGACGCGGTGAGCATCAACATCAACAGCGACCCGATTTACAAGTCGTACGACATCATCGTCGGTGACGGGACGTACAAGCCCTTCGAGTTCATCAAGATTCTGCGCAACACGAAGGACGGCGCAAGCGGTGTCGGACTTACGGTCGAGGTCGCAAAGGCCCTTGAGACGGGATACCAAACACTCATGTACCAACTGGGGTTGGTGAAGGCGGGCGGAAACAAGCGCGGGTTCCTGAAGTCGCAGCGCAAGCTGGGGCAGGAGGAAATCGACGCGCTCAAGAGCGCATGGTCGAACCTTTACGGCAACAGCGAGGAAAACGTTGTCGTTCTGAACAACGGCTTGGAGTTTCAGGAAGCGTCGAGCACTTCAACCGAGATGCAGCTCAACGAGAACAAGCGTACGATGGCCGACGAGATTAACGGCATCTTCCACATCAAGGAAAATTTCGAGGAGACGTGGAAGTTCGCAATCTACCCAATCGTGAGGGCTTTCGAGACGGCGCTCAACCGCGACCTTCTCCTTGAGCGCGAGAAGCGAAATTACTTCTTCGCATTCGACAGCCGCGAAATCATCAAGGCGAGCTTCAAGGAGCGTTACGAGACGTACCAGCTTGCAAAAGAATGTGGCATAATGACGATTAACGAAATGCGCCGCAACGAGAACATGAACGAGGTTCAGGGGCTTGACCTCATCGACCTCGGACTCGGCTCTGTTCTCTTCGACACCGCCACGGGAGAGACGTACACCCCGAACACGGACTCCACGAAGGCGGCTGGCATTTCGGATTCTGGCGGCGCAATTCAGGCGCAAGGGGGTGAAGCAAATGCAGATTAACATCCGTGAAGACGCGGTCGAAATCGAGGGCTACGTCAACGCCGTTGAGCGAAACAGCAAGCCGCTGCTTTCGCGCATGGGCAAGTTCATCGAGCGAATCAAGAAGGGCGCGTTCGCGCGTGCCCTGAAGAGGAACGACGACGTTCATGTCCTGCTCAACCACGACTGGCAGCGCGACCTCGGCAGTACCAAGAAGGGCAACCTCGAGCTGACCGAGGACAACATCGGCCTTCGCGCAAAATGCACCATTTCAGACAAGGAAGTCATGGAGATGGCGAAGCGCGGCGATTTGGTTGGATGGTCGTTTGGGTTCTACGACCGCGACGTGAAGAACGGCGTCGAGAACGGCATGCTCACCCGCGAGGTGAACGACCTCGACCTACAAGAGGTATCCATCCTCGACCGCTCAAAGGTGCCAGCCTACGACGGCACGCTCATCATGGCCCGCAGCGAGGATTCCGAGGACAGCATGTTCGTCTCCGATGCGTTCGACGCAAACGATGATGAACACGACGTTTCACGTGAAACGCGAGAGGACAAGCCCGACGATGTTTCACGTGAAACCAAGCAGGAAATCGACTATAGCAAGTACAAGGCAATGATTGCCGAGATGAAGGAGGGCTAACATGCCGAAGATTTACCACACCCGAGCCATGAGCTACAAGAACCTCATGGAGCTGAAGAACGACAAGATTGAGAAGGCCGAGAAGATTCTCGCCGACGCCGAGGTGAACAAGCGCGAGCTTACCGAGGACGAGGCCGAAGAGCTGGCTGAAATCCGCGACGATGTCAAGCGCATCAAGGAGGCGCTCAAGATTAGCGACGAGCTTGACGATTCCAAGGACAAGAAGTCGAAGCAGGAGCCTGCACCCGCTGGCGGCGAGCCGAAGCCGACTCAGGGGCAGCAGGACACCCGCGCTTTCGAGAACTTCATCCGAGGCCGCGTCGTTCACGAGCGTGCTGGCGAGCTGACCAAGACCGACAACGGTTCGGTCATCCCGACCACTATCGCGCAGCAGATTATCAAGAAGGTTTACGACGTTTCGCCGATTCTGGAGAAGTCCCAGAAGTACAACGTCAAGGGCAAGCTCCAGATTCCGTACTACGACACCACGGATGGCGGCATCACCGTCGCGTATGCCGATGAGTTCACCCCGCTGACCTCTTCCAACGGAAAGTTCAAGAACATCCAGCTCGACGGCTTCTTGGCTGGTGCGCTTTCCAAGATTAGCAACTCGCTTATCAACAACTCCCAGTTCGACATCGTTTCCTTCGTTGTCAACCAGATGGGCGAGGATATCGCGCGTTTCATCGAGCGCGAGCTTCTTATCGGCACCAGTAACAAGGTCGAGGGCCTTTCCAAGCTCACAAACTCCGTGACCGCCGCGGCTCAGGCCGCAATCACCGCCGACGAGGTTGTCAAGCTGAAGGATTCCATCAAGGACGTCTACCAGAACAACGCGATTTGGGTTATGTCCCCAGCGACACGCACGGCGCTCCGACTTCTGAAGGGTTCCGACGGTCACTACCTTCTTCAGGACGACATCACGGCTGAGTTCGGTTCCACGCTGCTCGGCAAGCCAGTGTACGTGTCCGACAACATGCCGAACATTGCGGAGGGTGCCACTGCCATCTACTACGGAGACATGACTGGCCTTGCCACCAAGTTCTCTGAGAACATCACAACGCAGGTTCTCCGTGAGAAGTACGCCGACGAGCACGCCACTGGCGTTGTCGCTTGGTTCGAGTTCGACTCAAAGGTGCAGGACGCCCAGAAGCTGGCCAAGCTGGTGATGGCCAGTGCATAGGGCGCTGAAGTCTTTCAGCGGCGCAATCTCGATGCATGAGGGCGAGACGCGGGAGATTGATGACGCAGAGCTGGTGGCCGACCTGCTGAAGGCTGGATACATCGAAGAGGTCAAGCCCAAGCGCGGCAGGAGCACCAAGAAGTCTGGGGACGCGAATCCCCAATAGTAGGGGGGATTAGATGAACCAGATTGCGAAAGTCTCGGAGGTCACTTCGACCGACCTTGCGGCATTTCTCAGGGTCGGCGAGGTGACACCTTCCGATGAAGGGTTCCTCAATACGATTATCGGCGCGGCTACGGCCTACATGTGCAAGTACACGGGTCTTACGACCGCGCAGCTTGACGAGTCTCAGGACTTCGTACCGGTGCTCTTGGTGCTTTGCCAAGACATGTACGACAACCGCGCCCTGTATGTCGATTCCGCGAACGTCAACCGCATGGTGCAGAGCATCCTCGACATGCACTCCGTCAACCTTCTCCCCTCGGTGATGCACGATGATTAACGCAGGCAAGTACGACCACCGAATCCAAATCGTCAAGCCGAAGGTATCGCACGACGCGGAAGGGTTCCCGACCACGGTTGACGAACCAATCCTCGAAGCCTACGCTAGCGTGAGAACGACTCGCGGGTACACGCTCATCAAGAGCGGCACGAGCTTTGAGGCGGCAACGACGAACTTCACGATTCGCTACCCGCCGACAACCAAAATCGACCGTGACATGGTCGTGCTTTTCGACGGTAGGCGATACGAGATTCAATATCTCAATAACATCAACTACGCGAACGTCGAGCTTGAGATTCAGGCGAAGGAGGTGACGCACTGATGGCAACATTCGACGAACAGCTCCCGACCGAGCTTATGGAGCAGTTCGAGCTCCTCGACAAAAGCACCGACACGATGCTCAAGGAAATGACGCGCGAGGGGGCGAAGAAGGTCTTGGCGAACGTCAAGGCCAACGTCCCGTCGAGCTTCATGAAGTCGGGCATCATGAAGTGCCTGAAGCTGACCCGCTCATACAAGACACCTTCCGATGACGGCGTTGCAACAAAGGTCGCGTTCTATGGCTACTTCACCAACGAGGACGGGAAGAGAACGCCAGCGCCGCTGGTGTGCAACCTGTTCGAATACGGGCGCAGCAATTCGACGTATCCACGGCATCCTTTCATGCGTCGCAGCTTCGTGAGCAGCGAAATCGAATCGGCCATGAAAAAGGTGCAGGACAAGTACCTGCCGAAGGGGTGAGCCGATGAACGCTGAAATCGTCAAGATTTTCGACGGCTTCACCGTCAACGGCAAAGAGGTTCCCGTGCGGTTCATGACCTACGAGGGACACGGCGAGCCTTACGTCATTTTCAGTCGAGAGTACGATGATAGCTCATATGCCGGGGACGATTCTCTGCTGGGGTACGTCACCTACTACGACTTCGACGTTTACAGCAAGGGCAACCACGCGGCGCTCGTCGAAGCAGTCAAGAAGGTTCTCGAAGATGCGGGGTGGACATGGCAGCCGTCCCGCTCTTCTGGGGACATGTACGAGAGCGACACGGGGTATTTTCACGTGACGCTCAGTTTCGCAAAGGAAAGAGGGATTTAGATGGCAAAAATCGGCCTTACTAACATCTGGTGGGCGAAGCTCACCGAAGCCGAGGACGGAGCACCGACCTACGATGGCGCGAAGTCTTTCGGCAAGGCGGTTTCCTGCAAGGTTTCCGTGACCAACAACGACGCGACGCTCTACGCCGAGGACGCTCTTGCTGAATCCGACAAGAGCTTCAACAGCGCTTCCGTGACGCTCGGTGTTGCCGACGATGACGATACGATTTTCGCGCCAATCCTCGGCCACACCGTCAATGACGGCGTGTCAGGCAATGGCGAGATGGTACGTAATGCCAACGACGTCGCCCCCTACATCGGCCTCGGTCGCGTCATCACCAAGATGGTCAACGGCGCCCTGAAGTACAAGGGCGAGTTCCTTTATAAGGTCAAGTTCAGCGAACCGTCGCAGGAAGACCAGACGAAGGGCGATAAGGTGGACTTCAAGACGCCTGAAATCGAGGGGTCTGCGGCGCAGCTTGCGAATGGCAACTGGTCTGCGGCGCAGACTTTCGACACCAAGGAAGCCGCCGTTTCTTGGGTCAAGGACAAGCTCAAGGCAACGGAATAATAGCCGGAACATATGTGCGATAATGGGTCATGGCAATCGCCGTGGCCCATTGTTTTAAGGAGGAAGGAACTACATGAAAAGCAAGTTGCAGGTAATCGAGTACAACGGCAAGACGTACAAGCTAGCCTTCGACCTCAACGTCATGGAAGCAATTCAGGACGAGTACGGGAGCATCGAAGCGTGGGGCAAGCTCGTGGAGCCTGAAGAGGGGGAGCCTAATATCAAGGCGCTCGTTTTCGGGGCTACGCAGATGATTAACGAGGGAATCGAAATCGCCAACGACGAGGACGGCACCGACGAGAAGCCGCTTACACATCGCAAGGTGGCCCGCATCCTGACGGCTGTCGGCCTTGAATCCGTGACGAGCAAGGTGCAGCAGACGGTGGTCGATTCCGCAGCAGATGATTCAAAAAACGCATAGTCCACGACGAAGACGTGATTTTCGATTATGACCCGACCATTAACTTCGCGTGGTACTACTTAATCGGGCGGACGCGCTTAGGGCTTTCGTCCGACAAGGAAGTCGGGAGACTGACACTCAGACGGTTTCGGGCGCTCTACCAAGCGTACAAGGACACGTTCGACATAGAGACGCGGCTGAGGTCGAGCGGGTCAACGTACGCCAAGCTCGAAGCGCAGTCCATGAGCGACGAGGAATGGTTTTAACTAGGGGGTGGCTATATGGCGAGTTTCGGTGGCGCGGTCAAGCTGCAAGGCGAGAGCGCGTACCGCGCCGCGCTGCGCAACATCACGCAGAATCTCAAGGAGGTTTCATCCGAGCTGAAGCTCGTGTCCTCGCAGTACGACAAGAACGACACGAGCATCGAAGCGCTGACCGCAAAGCAGACGGCGCTGACCCATCGACTCGAAGAGCAGAAGGCGAAGCTCTCTGTGCTGCGCGAGCAGTACGAGAAGATGGGCAGCGAGTACCAGCAAAACAAGGAGAAGCACGAGCAGCTGGTCGCTTCGTACAACCGCGAGAAGTCCGAGCTTGAGCGCATCGGGCGCGAGCTTGGAACTACCTCGCCCGAGTACAAGCAGCAGGCGGAAGTTGTCGAAAAGCTGAAAGAGCAGGTCGATAAATCGACCGCGGCCAACGACCAGAACGAGCGCTCCATGTCTCGTATGCGCACGCAGATGAACAACGCGCAGACGGACATAAACAAGACCGCGAGCGAAATCAAAGACCTCGAATCTCAGATGGGCAAATCCGCAACTTCAAGCGGAAAGCTCGGCGAATCGGTCGAGGACGCGGGCGAGAAGGCGCGGAACGCCGAGGGCGGGTTCACCGTCCTGAAGGGCGCTATCGCCAACCTCGCTGGCAACATCGTCATGTCGGCAATCAACGGCGTGCAGAGCCTTGTGGGCGAAGCAATCAACTCCTCCGATGCCCTGAAGAAGTTCGAATCGACCATGAGCTTCGCCGGATACGACGATTCGACAATCTCCAAAGCCAAGGACGATATGAAGACGTACGCCGACCAGACGGTGTACGACCTCGACACGGTTGCGAACACGACCGCGCAGCTCGCTGCCAACGGCATTCAGGACTACACGGGGCTTACGCAGGCCGCAGGCAACCTGAACGCCGTCGCTGGCGGCAACGCCGATACATTCAAGAGCGTGGCGATGGTGCTAACGCAGACGGCGGGCGCCGGCAAGCTCACGACGGAGAACTGGAACCAGCTCGCGGACGCGATACCCGGCGCGTCGGGCAAGCTGCAGGAAGCGTTGCAGAAAAACGGCGCATACACTGGCAACTTCCGCGACGCAATGGCGCAAGGTCAAATCACGGCTGACGAGTTCAATCAGGCGATTATGGATTTGGGCTTCACCGACGCGGCGCAGCAGGCAGCTACTTCCACGTCAACTTTCGAGGGCGCGATGGGAAACATGCAGGCGGCTGTCACCGATGGTCTCATGCAGATTTACGATGCAATCGGCTCCGAGAACGTGACGGGCTTCATCAACTCAATCAGCGACGGCGTTTCCAAGGTCATCCCGCCAATCAAGGAGGGCATATCGTGGCTAAAGGACAACCTGCCGACGATTGCTCCGCTGCTGGCTGGAATCTCCGCTGCGCTTGGCGGCATCATGGTCGCGCAGAAGGTCGAAGCGCTGGTCACAGCGTTCAAAAGCTGGAAGACCGCGACCGAGGGGATGACGGTGGCGCAGAAGCTTCTCAACGCAGCGCAGCTCTCGTCCCCAATCGGGCTGGTGGTCGGGCTTGTCGCCGGGCTTATCGCCGCGATAGTCGTGCTCTGGAACACGAACGAAGGTTTCCGAGATGCGGTCATGAACGTGTGGAACGGCATCAAGGACTTCATCGGCGATGCGGTTCAGGCAATCGGGGATTTCTTCTCGAACCTCGGCACCACAATCTCGCAGCTGCCGCAGATGTTCTCCGACTGGCTGAACAACGTCATCGCCACGGTTACCGATTGGGTTTCGTACATGGCGAGCAACGCAGCGCTCGCGGGTTCGCAATTCGTCCACAATGTCGAGACTTTCATCCAGAACCTTCCCACGAACATCGCAAGTTTCCTTGGCAACGTCATTTCCAACGTCGTTGGCTGGGCATCGAACATGGCCAGCCACGCGACCAGAGCTGGTTCGCAATTCCTGAGCAACGCCGTCAACTTCGTCTCGCAGCTGCCCGGGCGCATCGCAAGTTTCCTTGGCAACGTCATCTCGAACCTCGGCTCTTGGGCTGGTAACATGGCGAGCAAGGGCGCTGAGGGCGCAAGGAACATGTTCAACGCGGTGGTCAATGGGCTGACCTCGCTGCCTAGCCGCGTGCTCAGCATCGGCGGTGACATTGTGCGCGGAATCTGGAACGGAATATCTGGTGCAGCTGGATGGCTGGCCGGTAAGGTCAAGAGCTTCGCGTCCGGCATCCTCGACGGCATGAAGGACGCCCTAGGCATCCACTCGCCTTCGCGTCTGTTCCGCGACCAAGTCGGCAAGTACATCGCACAGGGCATCGGCGAGGGCTTCACCGACGAGATGGGCAGCGTCGTCGGTCAGATGCAGGACGCCATGCCCGACCCATCGGCTTTCGTGAGCGACACGCAGATGGCATACGGCGGCTATCCCGCAGCTGGGACGGTAGCCAATCCCAGCGTCGTCGATGCTGTCATCGAAGCCCTCGGGCGCGTCCACATCGTGCTCGACGACGAGGTGGCTGGCAAGTTCGTCGAGCGAACGGTCACGAACGCGATTTACGCACAATAGGAGGTGTTTATGTGATTAACTACATTGAATTGAACGGCGAGAAGAGCACGAGCGTCAAGGGGCTGATAATCCAGTCCCTCCCGCCAATCAGCAAGCCGAAAATGCGCACGTCCATCGAGACAATCGACGGGCGCGACGGCGATATCGTCACGAAGTTGGGCTATTCCGCCTATGACAAGCAGCTGAGCATCGGCCTTCACGGTGACTTCGACATCGACGATGCAATCTCGTTCTTCGATTCCGAGGGGGAGGTCGTTTTCTGCAACGAGCCTGACAAGTACTACCGCTACCAGATTCTCGACCAAATCGACTTCGAGAGGCTGGTGAGGTTCCGAACGGCGAAGGTCAAGATGCACGTCCAGCCGTTCAAGTATGACGCAGTTGACAGGACTTTCGATATCGTGAACCAGTTCCTGCACGCCAAGGATTCGACGGCAAGCAAGTTCGGCATAACGGTCACTTCGAGCGACGGCAGCATCAGGGTGTCTGGCAGGGCAACGAGCGATGTCGATATAGAAGTCCCAATCGAGAGCATGTCGCTTTCCGGAAGCTACACCATGACCGCTTCGGCCAGCGGCAGCGCTGCCGGGTGCGCGCTAAGGCTCATCGACGGCTCACCGTCGAATGACGGGTCTTTCGGCGGCTCGTACATTGAGCTTAAGAGCGACGGCGATTCGACCATGACGGCAGCGGCCGATTCGAGCGCCGAGTACGATGCACTGTGGCTCGACATTAAGGCCGGAACTTCGGTAGACTTCACGCTGAGCGTCACAATGGCGAGCGACAGCTTCAACCGAATCGCGCTGACGAATCGCGGGAACGTCGTGTCAAGGCCGACCGTCACCGTCTACGGGAGCGGGAACGTCGAGCTGGCAATCAACGCCGTTACGGTGCTGTCGTTCTCAATCGAAGGCGGCAGCATCACGATAGATGCTGATGAAATGAACGCATACCGTGGCAATGAGCTTATGAACCGACACGTGACCGGCGATTATGCAGACCTCGCTCTGAACGTCGGCGAGAACGTCATGTCATGGCACGGCGATGTTACCGGAATCAAGGTCGAAGATTTTTCGAGGTGGATATGATGCGGACTAATTTCGCTATGGAAGACAAGTACATCCGCATGACGCGCGGCGATACCCTTTCCTTCAATGTGCAGGTCTACGACGAAGAGGGAGCGCCTTTCGGGCAGGATTTGGAGCGGGCCTACTTCACCTGCAAATCCAACCGCAGCGACAACCGATTCCTTTTTCGAAAGTCGCTTTCGGACGGCGTTTCCAAAGTGGGGCCGGGCGCGTACACCGTGCGGGTCGCTCCGGGCGACACGGCCAGAGCGAAGCCCGGGAAATACTTCTACGATTTTGAAATCGGCTGCAACGGCGACGTCTTCACGGTCATGCGCGGCGTTATCGAGATAATGCAGGACATTACTTTCTAGGGGGTGTTTAAATGGCGAAGATAGACGAGACCGTCAAGGTGATGCTGCTCAAAGGAGAAGCTGGAGCGAGCATCGAGTCAATCGACAAGACTGCGACCGACGGCCTGATTGACACTTACACCGTCAAGATGACGGACGGAACCGAGAGCAGTTTCTACGTCAAGAACGGGCGCGACGGCGAGAAGGGTGAGAAAGGCGATACGGGGAACACGGTATCGGTTCCAGTGTCGGGCCTTTTCAACATGGGGGTCGATTCGGACGGCAACCTCTGGGTGTACCATTCGGATTCGGACAAGGTGCCAGATTTCGAATACGATTCATCGACTGGCAACTTATACTATGTGACAAAGGGGTGATGATATGGCAAAGACACTAATCGGCAACGTCAAGGGAAAAGACGGGCGAGGAATCGCCAGCATCGAAAAGACCGGCACGACCGGCTCAGTCGATACCTACACAATCAGATACACAGATGGCACCACATCCACGTACACCGTCAACAACTCAGACGGCATTTCGCTTCAGCGCCAAATCGTCCCGAGCGCGGCGGTGGAATCTTCTGCCACCGCCTCGCAGGCGTACGAGGCTGGCGATTACGTGGTGGTCAAAGGCATTCTGCGCAAGGTCAAGAGCGCCATCGTCAAGGGCAATGCCATCTCAGATTCCAATTCGACCGCCACGACGGTAACGGGTGAGCTTGCTACCATCGGGAACTCCGTATCCAAGAGTGCGTACTTCCTGCTATACGATGGCGCGGAGAAAGGCGGCAAAGTTGCATTCTATGCCAGAGGAGGCATTGCGACACTTACAATTGCTGACATTGCTGGTGTAAGCGTAGGAACGCCGTGGAAGTCGACTGACGCAATTCCTAAAAAGTTTAGACCTGACATTAGTTTTTACAGCCCGTTGGTACACAGGCAAAGCAACAACGTTGGCCAAATTTGGGTTCCGGGTAAAGGCAATGATGACCCTTATGTGTACATATACGCAGGGGTTGCGCCTTCCGGAACTAATAACTCGCTATACGGCGCAGTATCTTGGATATATACTGACCCTGATGATTTAGAAGGAAAATAGGAGAAACCATGTCAAAGCTTTACAAACTCGCAGACGGAAAGACCATCAATTTCACTGACGGTAGCACAGCACTCGATTGCGTGGCGGTCGTCGCAACCTTCGCGGAGCTTGACGCAATCCGCGCCGAGTTCACCGAGGATAACCTGAAGGGCGCGACGTTCGACGGCTCCACGGTGCAGCATCTAGTCCCCGTCTCCGTGAATGCCGAGACTGACGGCGAGAACGTCGTTGCCCATTTCACCAACCGCGTGAAGGGGCAGGACGAAATCAACGCAGAGCAAATCAGCGAGCTTCAGGAAGCTGTGGCGGGAATCGTAGAGGGGGCTTAAACCATGGGATACATCTACGCGCGCTTGATTTTCAAGGGGCTTCGCACTTTTGATAGCGTCCCGAAGAAGTACCAAGCAGCCACAAAGGCGGCTTACAAGGACATTTACGGCATCGAGCTTTAGGGCCGTATAAAGATTGAACGCTCAAGGGGGTGCAGCGATGCGCCCCCTTGGCATATAGGGAGGTGCATCTATGATTAGGGTTTTCGAAGCGACCGACAAGAGCTTCACAAGCAACGGAGATATAGTCATTCTGCCGACGAAGGCAAAGGTGACCAAGAAGGATAACGGCGATTATTATCTAGACTTTGAAGCGAGCACCAAATACGCCGACTACCTGACGAGCGGGCGGATAATCGTAGCCGACACGCCGCATGGTGCGCAGGCTTTCCGCATCTCGAACCCGACCAAGAAGAGCACAAAGGTTTCGCTCAAGGCATGGCATGTGTTCTATGACTCCAAGAACTACCTCATCGCCGACTCGTATGTCGTGGACATGACGGCGAACGCTGCGCTAGACCACCTGAACGAAGCGACGGAGCCGAAGAGCGAGTTCGCCACCATCTCGGACGTTCAGACGATTGACTCGTTCCGCTGCGTCCGCAAGTCGCTCTACGAGGCAATCCAGACGGTCATCGAGCGCTGGGGCGGGCATCTGGTGCGAGACAACTTCCGCATCGAGCTGCGCCAGTCAATCGGCGCAGACAACGGCGTGACCGTCAGGTACCGCAAGAACCTGAAGGAACTGACGTGCGAGGAAGATTGGAGCGGCGTCGTCACGAAGCTGCTGCCAGTAGGCGCGGACGGCATCCTTCTCAACGACCAAGACGCGAGCGCCTCGATATACGTCGAGAGTGAGCAGAAATGGGACATACCGTACACCAAGACCGTCTCGTTCTCGCAATCGGACATCAACAAGGAAGATTACGGCAACGACGAGACCGCCTACCGCAAGGCCCTCGTCGATGACCTGAGACGGCAGGCGCAGGATTACGTCGACAAGAACTGCATGCCGAAGGTCAACTACACGCTCAAGGCCGATATGGAGCGCGTGACCGACATCGGTGACACGGTGGAGGTTATCGACGAGCGGCTGGGGGTTCACATCCTGACCAACGTCATCGGGTTCACCTACGACTGTATTCTTGGCAAGTACACCGAAATCGAGTTCGGGAACTTCACAAAGACGCTGAGCGGCCTTGCCGGGTCGCTCCAATCGTCTGCGCAAAGCGCCGCTCAGAGCACGGTCAACAATGCGATTCAGGGCGTCGCCGACACGGTGACCCAGAGCATCACGCAGTCGATGGGCGCTTCATACGTCATCTATGACGGCTCGAAAATCCTTGTGCTGGACTCGTTGCCGAAGGAGGACGCGCACAACGTCATCATGATTAATGACAACGGCATCGCCTTCTCGCGCAACGGCATCGCTGGGACTTTCGAGAGCGCGTGGGGTATCGACGGCACGATGAACATGCAGAACATCAACGTCATCAACTTCGTCGCTGACTTAATCAAGGGCGGCACGCTGAAGCTAGGAGGTACCGAAAACGGCAACGGGGCCATGGAGGTTCGCTCGGCGGGCGGCTCGCTTCTGGGGCAGCTCGACAAGGACGGGCTGCGCATGTGGGCCAACGACGGCTCGCGCATCGAAATCAACGCTTCGCAGGGGCTTGTGGGATACGACGCTCAGGGAAACCCGACCTACGGCGTGACGGACGGCGTGTTCTATATGGCGAACGGGTACATCAACAGCTCGCTCGCTATCGGCGGTCTGATGAAGATGGTACCGATTCAGACGGATGCAAGCACAGGAATCGCGTTCGTCGCGCTCGCATAGGAAAGGAGGAAAAACAATGGCATCAAGTGGCAGCATCACAGGCGCGTACCGAGGGTATACGCTGCGGGCGGATTGGAGCGCGGTTCAGAACTCGGCTGGCAATTATTCCGATGTTACGGTCATCGTGACCGCAAACGACTTCACCGACGAGACGAACCCGACGCTCACCTACAGCAACCCTTCGAGCTTCGAGTGCGACGTTTCAATCGAGTTCGAGGGCGGCAGCATCACGAGGGCTGGCGCGATAAGCGGGGCAAGTGGCTCGTACACGATGCAGCTCACCGATTCAGAGCGCACGACCCTTCGCAACGCGAGCAAGAATTCGCCGACGCTGAAGGTCACATACGTTCTGAAAACGACCATCGACGGCACGGCGTACTACTCGCGTGCAGACAGGAAGATGAACGTCGTTGACGCAGCGCCCGAGCTTGGAGCCGTATCGTATGAGGACACCAACGCGGCAACGGTTGCGGTGACTGGGGACAAGTCCCGAATCATCCAGAACCACTCCACGCTGACCGTGACGATTCCGAAAGCAACGGCGAAGAAGGGCGCGACTATTGCGAGCTATGCTATAGCGTTCGGCGGGGTGACGAAAACCGTGAAGGCTGCGGGGGCCGTCTCACTCGGTGCTGTGGACGTTTCGTATTCGCAAGCCCTGGCAGTCACGGCAACGGACAGCCGTGGGTTCACCGCTAGCCAATCGGTTCAGGTGACAGTCGATGATTACAGCGCCCCGACTGCCGTCATCGACCTTCACCGCCTGAACAACTTCGAACCGACCACGTACATCACGGCGAACGCCCGCTACTCGTATTTGAACGGCAAGAACGCCGTGACAATCTCGGCGAAGTTCAAGAAAGTCTCGGACTCGAGCTACGGAACGCCAATCGAGTTGGAGGATTCAATCCAATCAACGGTGACGTGCGATAGGGATTCGGCCTACGACTTCGTTGTGACCGTCGCGGACAAGCTGGAATCGACCGACTACAACCTCACGCTCGGGAAGGGCATCCCGTCTTTTTTCATCGACACCAAGAAATCCAGCGTCGGCGTGAATTGCCTGCCAAGCCAATCGGACGTTTTGCAGCTCGGCGATTCGGCATGGCTCACGGCTCAGGGAGCCTACCCGGTCGGGGCAATCTACCTGAGCGTGACCGACGCGAATCCCGCTGCATTGTTCGGTGGGACGTGGGCGCGCATCGGCGGGCGGTTCCTGCTTGGAGCTGATACCACCTATACGGCGGGCAGCACGGGCGGCGAAGCTGCTCACACGCTGACGGTTGACGAAATGCCGAAGCATAACCATGAGATTGACAACCTCAACGCGGCGGGCAATGCGACGCCTTATATGACGGTTCAGGCACAGGACAAGAAAGGCTATGGCGGGAACGTGCAGACGATGTACGCAGGCGGGGACGGTTCGAACAACAACATGCCCCCGTATCTGGCTGTTTTCATGTGGAAGCGGGTCAACTGACATAAGAAAAAGGCGGGTAGCCATGAGCTATCCGCCTTAAATAAGAAAAAGGCGGGTAGCCATGAGCTATCCGCCTTAATTATGTCTCTGGAATCATGGAGGGGTGCATAAATGCGTCCCCTCATGATGGTGGAAAGATTATATTTTGAGACTGATTCGGAGCGTTGGTTCTATCGCCGCGCCCGACTCAGTCTTTTCATATTCGATTCTATCGACAATCATCTTGAGCAGGTCGTTCTGCTCCTTTGGCTCCAAGGTGTGCATTTCCTCGACAACCCTCGTGAGAATCGGCACGGCCTTCGCATGCCTTTCCTCGCTTTCCTCGATGCTCTTCTCCAATTCCTCGACCCTTGCCTGAAGTTCCGCCCTCGCGGCGTTGACCTTCTGGACTCGTTCCAGATACGTCTGGCGGTCGTAGATTCCGGTCTCGTATGCTTCGCACGCCCTCTCAAGCATCATCGACTTCTTGCCAAGCTCATCCCTGAGCATTTCGAGTTCGTCTTTTCTAGTGTCCTTTTCTGGTGTCGTGTCGTAATCAGCGAGCACTACCTGCTGGCGTTCCAGTTCCTTCTTGAGTTCGTCAATCACCATGTCATATACGACGTGCGTGAATGTGTTCTTCGTCTCGCAGCGCGACGTTTGGCATCCGTAGTAAAACGTTCTTTCGCCCTTGTAATCATAGTGGGTTCTGCGCATTGTCTTACCGCACACGCTGCAGAACATTATCGACGCGAATGGGTTCTTCAGCGTCTGGTCTGACCTCGTTCTCGTCTTCTTGCTGTCGCGGACTTCCTGACACTTCCAGAACAACTCTTCGTCCACTATCGGCTCGTGCCTTCCTTCGACGGTCACTGGCTCGTAGTTGTTGAGCCATCTTTGCACGACCTTCCCGTCCTTTATCGACTTCTCGCAGCGGACAGTCTTCGTGTTTATCTTGCCGATGTACGTCTGGTTCTTGATGACCTCGCGAATCGCGTAGGCCGTCCACTTCGTGCCGGTCACTGTCGGGATGGCCATGTTGTTCAGGTCGTGCAGGATGTTCGCCGCCGTCTCGCGCTGCGCGTACCTTCTGAAGATATATCGCACGACTTCCGCGTTCTCGTTCGGTACCAGCACATAGCCCTTGCCGATTCTCTTCTTGTCGTACCCGTAAGGTGGGCGCGACCCAATGAAATATCCTTCCTTCTGCGCTTGTATCCTTCCGCGATACAGGCGCTTTTTTATCATCTTGTATTCTCTTCGGCTCATGAAAAGCCCGAACTCGAAGAACTCTTCATCGAATGAATTGTCCCCCGCCAAGTCGTATGTCTTGGTCAAGGTGATTATCTTCGTGTCCGAAAATTGGAAAGCCTTCAGTATGCGCTGCTGGTCTGCTCCGTCGCCCCGGCTGAGGCGCTCAAGCTCGATGCAGAGCACGCCCGTGTAAAGTCCCATCTCGACTGCCTTCAACAGCCTTTGCATCTGTGGTCGTGCCTCGATGCTCTCCCCTGAGACTATCTCCCTGTAGATGTGCGATTCGTCTACGTGGATTCCAGTCTGAGCCGCGAGGTTGCGCAGCATTTCCTCGTGTCTCTCAAGTGTGTTTTCGTATCCTAGTTCCTCGTCTGCGCGGGATTTGCGCAGGTACATTGCGTATGCCATTCATTAGTCATTCCTTTCTCGTTGTCCTATTAAAAAGTGCGCGAATTGCTTAATCTGCGCGAGTTCCTCTTCCGTGTATGTGTCGCTCGTGAATACCAGCTCGCGCCGCGTCTTCGTACCGTGGACAAGCTCTTCGATGCCTATACCGAAGTAATCCGACAGCTTCTTGAGCGTCTGCAAGCTTATGTTCTCGGCGCTTCGGTTGAACCAGCTGTTCACCGCGCTGGGGCTTATCCCACACTCTTTCGCCAATCTTCGACGGGATATCCCTTTTGCGCTCATAAGCGCCTGCAAATTGTCAGTAAATGCCATCCAAAATTCGACCCCTTTCACCGCTAAACGTTGGTACCACCACGTTTGCTAAGACAATTATATAATCTATAGGTGTTCACTGTAAACACTATAGTGCTCATTTTTTGATAGTAAATGATAACAAAATTAGAAAAATCTATTTCAATTTGAAAAATCATACCTATAATGGAAATTGTTGGAGCATATAAGTGCGCACATTGAGCACATAAGGAGGCGGAGTGATGTACAAGAATCTCAAAGCGGAAATCGCACGTGCTGGCATGACGAACGGAGATATTGCCGAATCAATCGGTAAGTCGGTTCCCACGGTTTTTCGCCTTCTTTCCGGCAAGCAGCCTTTTCGACTTGGTGAGATGATGGCAATTCAATCTGAGCTGGAAGAGCGCAACGGTGCGGCATTCACGCTCGACTATCTTTTCGGGGACGGTGAAGACTATGGAGAGGGGCAACCCGACCAAGGAGCACATGACGGCTCTGTACGACCTGATTAACAGGCTGTTCGAAGGCAAGGACGTGTTTTACACGGACGAAGAGCTTGAAGAGCTGAGAGAGAAAGGGGCAACGGCATGGGTATGAGCATTTACGAGATAGACGATTCCATCATGTCTCTGGTCGATATGGAGACGGGCGAAATCGAGGACGAGAAGCGCTTCGACGAGTTGCAGATGGAGCGCACGCAGAAGGTTGAGAACATCGGCTGTCTATACAAGAACCTCGCAGCCGAAGCGAAGGCCATGAAGGAGGAGGAAGAGAACCTCGCACAGCGCCGCAAGGCGGTAGAGAACAAGGCCGAGCGCATCAAGAACCTTCTGGTTTACGCGCTGAAGGGCCAGAAGTTCGAATCCCCAAGGCTCCGTTGCAGCTACCGCAAGGCCAAGAGCGTTCAGCTCGATGATTCCTTCATCGGCTGGGCACGTGAGAACGCCTGCGATTTGCTGACGTTCAAGGAGCCTACGCCTAACCGCACGGCAATCAAGGCTGCTCTGGCTGACGGGCGTGAAATCGAGCACGCCGAAATCGTCACCAACGAGAGCCTGCAGGTGAAGTGATATGCGCGAGCTGAGGGCAGACGAAATCGAGGTGCGCGTGGCGCAATGCAGCCAGAAGGGCGTGGCGCTTCTGCTGTATAAGGACAGCCGATGCGATATGCGCATCCTGGACGAGACTTTCGGAATGACTGGGTGGCGCGACAGCTACCAGAGCATCAACGGAGAGCTGTTCTGTACAATCGAAATCTGGGATGCGGAAAAATCCCAGTGGGTTGCCAAGCAGTCGAACGGCTCGCCGTCCAACATGGAAGCTGAGAAGGGGCGCGCCTCGGATGCATTCAAGCGCGCCGGGTTCATGCTCGGAATCGGGCGCGAGCTTTACACGGCCCCGTTCATCTGGGTTCCCGCCGATAAGTGCAACGTCAAGCAGGGCAAGAACGGTCGCATGCAATGCTACGACAATTTCCGCTGCGAGAAGGTTCGCATCGAGAGCGGCCAGATTACCGGGCTGAGCATCTACAACGATACGAAGGGTTGCAGGGCTTTCGTCTTCGCAACCGACAAATAGAGAGGGACGATGAAAAATGGAGAACACGGTTCGAATCACAAACACTGAGTACAAAAATCTGCTGAAGGCGAAATTTGACCTTGAAATGGTCAAGGACGTTCTGCTCACCAGGGCGGGCACCGATTGGTCTGGCAAATATCTCACATGGAACGACGCGACCACCAGCGCCGTCTTCCGCCACATCATGGGGGACGCATACGACAAGAAGCTCGAAGAGCTGAACAACAAGGGGGGTGTCTAATAATGAGCATCAACAATGTTTCAATCGCTGGCAACCTGACACGCGAACCAGAACTTCGCAGCACGGCAAGCGGGACGCCTGTTCTGAGCTTCGGCATCGCGGTCAACGACCGCCGCAAGAACGCTTCGGGGCAGTGGGAGGACGTTCCCAACTTCTTCGAGTGCGTCACCTTCGGAAACCGCGCCACGGCGCTGAGCGACATCCTCACGAAGGGCATGAAGGTCGCGGTCGCGGGCAAGCTCCACTATTCGAGCTGGGAGAAGGACGGCCAGAAGCACTCGAAGGTCGATATCATCGCCAACGAAATCGAGCTTATGCAGAACCGCAAGCCGCAGCAGCAGCAGGGCTACCAGCCGCCACAGCAGGCGCAGCCCGCGCCGCAGTGGAACGCCCGGCAGGCCTACGCCGAGGCCCCGCAGTCCGAGTTCTACGGCGATGATTTGCCTTTTTAAGACTGAAACGGGGTGGGGTGCTCTGAAGCATTCCGCCCCTCATTGGGAAGGGGGCGACGCGGGATGATGGGCGGCATAATTGGCACAGCCGAGGAAATAATCCATTGGCTTTTCGAGCAGCCGAAGGGCGAGCAGCTTTACGAAATCAAGGAGCGCAAGCGCAAGCGTACGCTGACACAGAACGCCTACTATTGGTCGATGGTCAACCAGCTCGGCAGAGTGCTGAAGATACCGACCTCGGAGCTTCACTTCCGCATGCTGAGGGAGCACGCGCCTTTCGAGGTCGTGAGCGTCCATTCCGACATCGACGTGTCCGGCTACTTCCGCTACTACGAGGAAATCGGAACGGGTTTCGCCGGCGGTCGCGAGTTCACCCATTACCGCGTCTACAAGGGTTCCTCGCACATGGATTCGACTGAGTTCTCGCGGCTCATCGACGGGGCGCGGGAGGAATGCGAAGCGCAGGGCATCCCGGTTCTCACGCGCGAGGAAATCGCACGGCTGAAGTACGTGGAGGGCGAGGAATGAGAGAGCACAGCATCCTCGGGTGCGGCGAATGGTATGACGAGCGGCACGGGGTCTTGATTGAATGGTACGACGAGCGCGAACCGTGGCTCGTACGTCACGAGGTCTTCCACGGCCCGAACCGCAAGAAGTCAATCGAGCTTGGCCTGTACGTCTTCCTATCGCCAGACGCGCACAACATGAGCGACTATGCGGTGCACTTCAACCGCCCGTTCGAGAAGTACCTGCAAGAGGTTTCGCAGAAGCAGGCGATGGAGCACTACGGCTGGTCGCTCGATGACTGGATGCGGGTCATAGGACGAAACTATATTTAGAAAGGGGGCAACGATGGTGAGCCAAAAGAAGATGGTTCTCGATTATATCCGCGAGTTCGGCAGCATCACGCCGCTGGACGCATTCAAGGACTTGGGGGTCACTAGGCTCGCGGCTGTCATCTTCGAGCTTAAGGAGGACGGCCACGACATACACACGGAGCGGGAGCGCGGCAAGAACCGCTTCGGACAGCCCACAAGGTACGCAAGATACAGCTTCGGGAAGGATGAAGGCAATGAAAATCAAACTCGATAGTGGCGCGTTCGTTCCCGTGCGTGCCCACGGCACGGACGCGGGAGCAGACCTTCGCTCGCCAGTCGAGACGGTTATCCCCGCGAGGTGTTCATGCATCATCGACACGGGCGTTCACATCCAGCTGCCACACGGCTACGTCGGCATGCTGAAGAGCAAATCAGGTCTGAATGTCTGGCACGGCATCACGTCCGAGGGCGTCATCGACGAGGGCTATACTGGGTCGATGATGGCTAAGCTTTTCAATCACGGAGACAAGCCTTACAAAATCGAGCGTGGGGACAAAATCACGCAGCTGGTAGTCGTTCCGTGCGAGTACGTGGATTTTGAAGTCGTTGACAAGCTTGACGATTCCGAGCGAGGAGGTGACGGCTTTGGTTCGACTGGGAGGTAGCAGCGGTTTAGGGTTAAAATAGGCAAGAAATGGGCGGGTAGCATATGGGCAGCTACCCGCCGTCAGCATACAAGGAGAGAGCCATGTATACCGTATACAAGCATACCACGCCAAGCGGAAAAGTATATATCGGGATTACTGGGCGAGCCGTTGAGAAGCGATGGGAAAATGGCAGCGGGTACAAGAGCAATAGGTACTTTTACAGTGCGATAAAAAAATACGGCTGGGACAATATCAAGCATGAAATTGTTTGCACTGGTCTTAGTAAGCGGCAGGCTTGCAGAGCAGAGCAATCGCTTATTAAATATTTTGACAGCACTAATCGCGACAAAGGATACAACCACAGCATCGGTGGAGAATGCGGGAGCTTGGGTGTACATCCAAGCGGTGAAACTCGCAAGAAACTCAGCAAAGCGCATAAAGGTAAGCGACCCAGCGATGAGTGCATCATAAAAGCCGCTGAAGCTCACAGAGGTAATCGACCTAGCGATGAAACAAGGCAGAAGATAAGCATGAAGCTGAAGGGCAAGCCATTAAGCGACAAAGCTCGGGAGAAAATGAGCGAAGCTCGTAAGGGTAAAAAAGTCAGCGAGCATGTGATTCTGGCTATGACAGAAGCAACAAGCAAAAAGGTACTTTGCGTCGAAACTGGCAAAGCCTACAAGTCAATCTCCGAAGCTGGTAGGCAGCTTGGTATTTCATTCAAAGCTATTTCCAACGTGTGCCGTGGGAAGTCAAAAACATCTGGTGGATACCATTGGGAATATGTTGAAGAGCCGAGGTGATTACGATTAACAAGTACAACGCTAAAAAAACTAAGATAGACGGCATGGTCTTTGATTCAAGACGAGAGGCCAATCGGTACGTTAAATTGCGCGAAATGGAGAGAAACGGCGAGATATCAGACCTCAAAAGGCAAGTCAGGGAAGAGTTGATACCGCCGTTTGACTGCCAAGGCAAGCATTTTCGCGGAATATATTATGTAGTCGATTTCGTTTACACGGATTCTGACGGCGATGTTATCTGGGAAGATGTGAAGGGAATGAAAACCCAGATATACCTGATGAAGCGGAAGCTAGTAGCTTACCGATACGGAAAAATTATCAAAGAGACATGACAGCATCGAGGAGTCGTTATGCTATAATTTAAGAACGCGAGGATAGCGGCCTTGCATGACATAGCTTTTCAAGCCTTCACGGCATGAAAAATAGAAAGCCCCACCACAGCCGCTATCTGTGATGGGGCTTTCGTTTAGGTGGTGGCGAAAATGAAATACACGATATTCGGCTTCAGCCAAGAGCAAGTCCTTAATCTGCGCGATGAACATCAATCAATAGACGAACGCGACCTCATGATTCTGCGATGGATTATGGACTTCTATTTTGGCGGCATGGAGAAGCGCGTAATAGACGGCGTCGAATATGGGTGGGTCAATGCTTCATACGTATGCGACGAACTGCCGATTATGCACCTCAACCCAGAAGCGGTACGGCGCAGGCTCAAGAAGCTGGTAAAGTTCGGCCTGCTATATCATCAAAAAGTCAAGAATAGCGAGGTCGGCACTCGTGCGTATTATCGCCCAACTGAACAGGCCGTACAACTTCAAAGTGATACGGGTACCACTTCAAAGTGCGACGGGGGTACCACTTCAAAGTGCTACCCCGTACCACTTCAAAGTAGCAACAAAGATTCATCTATCAGTGACCCGTCTATTATCAATCCATCTATCAAATGCGATAGGCCCTCGCAGAAGAGGGAGACGCGCCACAAGTACGGGGAGTACTCAAACGTCCTTCTCTCAGACTCAGACATGGAGAAGCTGCAAGCAGAGTTCCCCACTGACTGGGAAGAGAGAATCGAGAATCTAAGCAGCTACATGGAGTCGCATGGGAAGAGCTACAAGAACCATCTGGCGACGATTCGGAACTGGGCACGGAAGGACAGGCAGAGTCATTCCCAGCAGTCAAGAAGGGCACGGGAAAACGGCTTCAACAAGAAGGTAGACGCCGACTATTACTACCAGAGCACCGGCGATGAAGAGGTCGACAAGGTTCTAGGACTCGGCAAGTACGCGCCGAAGAACAATTAAGGAGGAAACAAGACATGGATACAAGCGGAATCATCGAAGGGCTTGCCAAGGCGGCAGCCCAGAATCACAAGCCGCAGGAGGGCGACTACATCAAGGACGGCCTTCTGTATTGTGGAAAGTGTCACACGCCCAAGCAGTGCGAGATTGAGTGCGGCGGCAGGGTAATCAAGCCGTATTGCATGTGCAGGTGCGAAATCGAGAGGGAAGAGCGACTCAGGGAAGAGGACAGGGCACGCGAGAGAATGCAGCGCGTGGACAGGATGCGCCGCACCGGGTTCCCGGACTCAGAGATGCGCGACTGGACGTTCGCCAACGACGATGGCGAGGACGCGAAGACGATGGCGGCGATGAAGCGCTACGTGGAGAAGTTCCCGCAGATGCTGGAGAACGGCACGGGGCTGATGCTCTACGGAAACGTCGGCAGCGGGAAGAGCTTTGCGGCCGCATGCATAGCGAACGCGCTGATTGAGAGCGGCACGCCGTGTCTCATGACCAACTTCCAGCGGATAGTCAACACGCTGCAGAACGGGTTCGCCGGAAAGCAGGAGTACATCGACAGCCTGCAGAAGTTCGACCTTCTGATTATTGATGACTTCGCCACCGAGAGGCGAACCGAGTACATGACGGAGCAGGTGACGGCAGTCATCGACGCGCGGTACCGCTCCAAGCTCCCGTTGATAGTCACGACGAACATCAACCCACGCGACCTCATGGGTGCCGATGGGATAGGCGAGCAGCGAATCTACAGCCGCATCATGGACATGTGCGTACCCGTGGCCTTCAACGGGCAAGACCGCAGACGTTCGGACTACGCTGCAAGGACGGCAGCAGCCAAGGAGCTTCTCGGTTTATGACGGAGCGCGAGCTCTCGCAGGCCGTGCATCTCAAGGCGGAGCTGGACGCGCTCCGCAGGGTCGCAGCCCTTGAGCCTAGCCCAGAGGTTCTGAGGGCCATAGACAGGCAGGCGATGGCTGTCGAGTCCGCAAGGCTTGAGGCCATGGCCTTCATCGCGACGATACCGGACGCGAAAGTCAGGGCGATAGCAGTCATGCGGTTTCTCGAAGGGAAAAGCTGGGAGACGATAGCGAGGCGGATGCATTACGAGAGGTCAAGCCCAGCCAAGCAGCTCCGAAGGTTCCTCCGTGGTAGAATGTAGACGCGCCTATACCGGCGTCTCCTTTCTCTAGCGGCCCGCAAGTCCCGACCTTGTGGGCCGCACCCATATATGAACGAAAAAAGTTTCAGAGGCTCGCTTGCGACTGCTCGGTATAGGTATATACTAGTAACCGCAATAGGGGAAATCGAGAGAAAGGAACCCCCAAATGGCAAACACAATCTTCGACACAGACCTCCAGCCCGACGATGAGGTTCTCCTCTATGATGGCTCACAGTTCCATTGGAGTGGAAAGGTCGGGGACATGACGGAATCCGACAAGAAGGACTACGACGTGAACACGTGGCTCCGTCTAGATGAGATGCGAGAGGGATACAAGGTGCTTTTCGTAAAGTAGGAGAAGGCCCCCAGAGATGGGGGCTTTTCTATGCCAGGAATTGCCGCTTAAAAAATTCCCGAGAAGCCTTCCCTTTTCGTAAACATCGGTATATACTTAGATACATCAGGAAGGGAGAGGGCAAACGGCACAAACCATCGAGAGACAGGCCGTCACTGCGAATCCCAGAGAGAAAGGAACGTTATGGAGAAAGCGGACGGGCACGAACGCTACGAGGTGCGCGGCATCCAAGCGGAGGGCATTATCGCCGACGTGATGGAGCGCGTCGAATCCGCAGAAGGGTTCGGCATGGCGCAGGCATTGGGACGTCGGGAACGCGCTCAAATACCTTCTGAGGGCCGGCAGGAAGGACGCTCTAGACATAGAGCTGGGCAAGGCCGAGAACTACCTGCATCACGCGCTCACGGGCGAATGGCTAGAGTACCGAATGGGGGGCGGAGAAGGACAATGAAGGACATGGAATTTACCGTGGACGCAAAGGCACCGTCGAGGTGCGGGGTACGACACGCGCGCTTCCCGTGGCAGCTCAGGGCCGCTGGCGCAGCGGTCGGGTTCATCGGACTCTGCTGGCTCATCGACTACGTGGTGATTCCGGCTGTGCTGTGGACGGTGCTCGCCCTGTTCGGGCAGGCACCGGCATGACGGCACGCATCGCTATAGCTCCGGGATGTTCCGGGCGCGGGAACGAAAAAGCGATGAGTGACGGGAAGGCGGTAGGCGAATGACGTTTTCGGAATACATACAGCTAGAGGAGAGGGCGGAAGCTGCTGGCATTGGAGATGACCCGTCTCTCGCTCAGTTGCTCCACTACCTTCAGTTTCAAGAGGTCGCTACTCGCAATTTCCGGGCGTACATGAACGAGATGAAAGCATGGTGCAAGAACATCTCCAGTACGGTCGAATCTCGAATAAAGGAAGCGGAGAAGGTGGTCGAATGAGAGTCGCGCGGTTCAGTTCAGGATGTTCTTCATTCGTCGCTGCATACCACGGGGAGCCAGACCGCATCGTCTACATCGACGTGGCAAACCAGCATCCCGATTCGATGCGCTTCTTGCGCGACGCAGAGAAAGTCCCCGGCCGCGAAATCGAGATTATCAAGTCGAGCGAATACGCGAGCGTCGATGACGTGATAGAGCGCAGGCGATACATCAACGGACCGGCGGGCGCGGCATGCACGCCGATGCTGAAGAAGCGCGTGCGCCAGCAATGGGAGCGCGACAACCCCACGGGCGATGATGTCTACATCCGGGGCTATGACGTGAACGAAAAGAGACGCTCTGACAGGATAGTGCCGGCGCAGCCTGAAGCGCGGAACGAGTTCCCGCTGATTGAACGCGGCCTCACGAAATCCGATTGCCACGGGATATGCAGCAGGCTCGGATTGAAACGGCCAGTCATGTACGACATGGGATACCCGAACAACAACTGCCTCGGATGCGTGAAGGGCGGCATGGGCCACTGGAACAGGATTAGACGAGACTTCCCGGACGTGTTCGAGCGCCGCGCAAGGCAGGAGCGCGAAATCGGGCACAGCTGCATCAAAGGCGTGTTCCTCGATGAACTTGACCCGAATCGCGGAAACATGATGAAAGAGGTCATGCCGTCGTGCGGGTTCGCGTGCGAAGCGCTTGAAACACAGATGGAGGGAAGCTATGGCGTATGACAGTGCGGGCTACCGCTACCACTGCGGCGAGTGCTGCCATTTCGCGCTTGACGAAGAGCGCACGAAACTTAGGCGCGAGTTATTCGGCAGGAACATTCCAAATGCCTACTACTGCAAGAAGTCGCATATCCCTGTCGGCCTTCTCGACTCGCCGAACAACCCTACGAGCGCGGCGGCGGGCTGCATCCACTACGTTAAGAGAGGACGCGCATGATGCAAGACTATCAATCGCTGGCTCTGGGCTACGCAGAAGAGCTGGCCGACCTAAAGCGAAAGCACGCTGACCTTGAGCGCCATTGCCGGGGGCTTGAATCGAAGCTATCCAAGACGCGCGAACGAATGAAGATGTACCGCGAGCGCTGCAAGGCGTGGGAGAGGGCACTGTCACCAGTGGACACGCTTTATCGCGGCTTCATGCGTGACGAAGACCTAACGGCACCGCACAAGGCGTATGGCGTGGCGGTATGCGCCGCGTGCATCCGCAAAGAGGTGGCGCCGACCTATCCGAGCGCCGATTGCGCGGAGCTTCGCCCCAAGGTTCTCAACCGCTCCACTCCCACTGATGTTGACAAAAGCGAATAACCGATTTTCAGCGCGTATAAGGCGTGATTTTTACTTGACCCTACGCTGACTAGGGTTGAGCGATTATCGCGCCGTCAGCGCTGGATGAGCAAGCGAAAACGGCATATCTATCGAACTGAGAAAGGATACCGAATGACCGTAGAGCTACCAAAAGATGCCGAGGGCCGCGAGATTCCGCTGGATACCGAGTGCCTGTACACATGCAACGGTGAAAAGCTCGCCGACCTCATCGACCCGGAAGGGGGAGGCGATGATTACCGATAAACAGCGCCGCGAGGCCGTCGAGTTCCTGCGCACCCACAGGTGCGCCGACGAGGGCAGCGCGTACAAGACCGTGGGCAACTGCCTCGGATGCATCAGGGCGAGCAGGGCGCCGTTCGGGAACGATGACGCGCTCTGCAACCTCGACAGCTCGGGGCCTGGTATGTGGCAGAGGCCGGCAGACTTAATCGACAACCGGAGGTGATGCGCATGGCAACTGAAGCGCAAATCAAGGCCCAGAAGAAGTACGACGCGGAGAACACGCGGCAGGTTCACCTGAAGCTGAACCGCCGCACCGACGGGGACGTGCTGGAAAAGCTTGACAGCGTGCCCAGCAAGCAGGGCTACATCAAGCGTCTCATACGCGCCGACCTGAAAAAATAACCAGATGCGGGAATCCGAGAGGGTTCCCGTTTTTTATTTCGAAAAACTTCCGAGTCTAGCTTGCATAAGGTCGTTATAGGTATATACTCATTACAGCAAGTGAGGGAGAGAGAAAGGAAACAGCAATGGAAATCCTCACTTACAAGTACGGAATGCGCCTGCGCCCCTACGACATTGGGTGCCAGCCAAAGGATGGGTTCGTATGCGTGGCGGAAGGTGGAACAGCCGATGGCCGCAGGTACCACGACTTCATCTACTACATCAGCAAGCTCGATAGGGCGACCGCATCCGACTACGACCTCGATTACCTCGGACCCAAGTTTCCCAAGGCAGAAGAGATGTAAAAGCAGAAAGAGATGCAGCATGAAGGCCCCAGCAACGGGGCCTTTTTCATCGTTCCCGCAATTCCCGCTCCGCGTGACGTATAATCAAGGGAGCGTAAGAACCAATCGGAGAAGAGCGGAATTGCAGGGATTCTGGGGAAAACTTCTATGGGTGTGCATCCCGTCTGTGCTGGCGGCGACCGCAACGCTCGTGTCGAACTCGGGACTAGATTCGCAGTTCGCAATCTACTCGGCAGCGGCAGTTGTCGCCCTTCTGGGCATAACGCTGTCGAACAGGCGCGTCGAGAAGGAGAAGGCCGAAGAGGAGAACGAGCTGTTCAAATCGGCCTTGCGGGCGCTGCTGAGAAGCGAGCTCATGCGGACGCATCATCATGCCGTGCGTGACGGCCACGCTTCGACCGTGGACAAGGAAGTAATGGAGCGCACCTATCAAAGCTACCACAGGCTAGGCGGCAACGGCACCGCCACGAACCTCTACGACGAGATGATGGCGTTGCCGACAATGGACGATTGGGAAGGCGGAAAGAATGAAAGAGTACATCATCACTGACAAGCTCTACCACGGGTTGAAATGGGCGGGACTTATCGCGTGTCCCGCAATCGCGACTTTCGTCGGCGCGGTGTTCCCCGCGTGGGGCATCCCGAACGTCGATGCAATCGTGCTCACGCTCAACGCGACCGGGGTTCTCATCGGTGCCCTCATCGGTGTAAGCGCGGCAACCTCCAAGCAGGTATCGGAAAGGACGGAGTAGACATGGCAATGCAGGGAATCGACATCAGCGGATGGCAGGCGGGAATCGACCTCTCGAAGGTCCCATGTGATTTTGTAATCGTGAAGGCGACGCAGGGCGTGAATTTCGTCTCCGGCTCGTGCGACTCGCAGGTCCAGCAGGCCATTGCCCTCGGCAAGCCGTTCGGCTTCTACCATTACGTGGACGGCAGCGGGGCACAGGCAGAAGCTGACTTCTTCATCGACCATTGCGCAGGATACTTCGGCAAGGGCATCCCGTGCATCGACTGGGAGAGCGCGGAGAACTCCGCGTGGGGCAACACCGGCTACCTCAAGCAGCTCGTCCAGCGAGTCATCGACCGCACGGGAGTCAAGCCGCTCATCTACGCGTCTGCAAGTGCATTCCCGTGGGACGTCGCGCAGGCCCTCGATTGCGGCGCATGGGTCGCACAGTACGCCAGCAACAACGCTACCGGATACCAAGACAGCCCTTGGAACGAGGGCGCGTACAACTGTGCCATCAGGCAGTACAGCTCAGCCGGAAGGCTTGCGGGATACAATGGCAACCTAGACCTAGACAAGGCATACATGGACGCCGCCGCGTGGGCAAAGTACGTGGGCAAGGCAAGCGCTCCGGCACCTGCACCGGCTGGGAAGAGCAATGAGCAGATTGCCGACGAGGTAATCGCAGGCCAGTGGGGCAACGGAGACGATAGGCGCAACCGTCTCGCAAGTGCCGGATATAATTACGATGCTATCCAGTCAATCGTCAATGCAAGGCTCCAGCCTTCGAAGAAGAGCAACGAGCAGATTGCAAACGAGGTCATCAGCGGCGCATGGGGAAACGGAAACGACAGGCGCAACAGGCTTGCCCAGGCCGGATATGACCCGGACGCTATCCAGTCAATCGTGAACGCGAAGCTGGGCGCATCGGCTCCGGCCCGTAAGACCTACACGGTCAAGAGCGGCGATACCCTTTCCGGCATCGCCGCAGCATACGGCACCTCGTGGCAGCACCTCGCCAACATCAACGGTATCTCCAATCCGAACCTCATCTATCCCGGACAGGTGCTCACGGTCGGATAACCGGCGTCAAACCATCTGAGCAGGACCGCCAAGCGGGTCCCACCTAACCGGCGGGGCCCGTTGCCGATTGAAGGGGGGGGACGCACATGGGAGCATACAGGGCCTGCAGCAGGTGCGGGAAGATGCACGCATACGGTGAGCCATGCCCGATGAGGAGGCCGACATACAGGTACGAGAGGACGGGCGCGGACAGGCTCAGGTTCACATCCAGGTGGAAGAGGAAGAGCCTACAGGTGCGAGACGATGCGCACTGGATGTGCGAGGTATGCCGAGACCGAGGGAAGGTCACGACCGAGGGATTGGAAGTCCACCACATAGAGAAGCTCAGGGAAGACCCGGACGGGCTGATTGAGGACGGCAACCTCGTGTGCCTGTGCAGGCCGCACCATGGGATGGCGGACGATGGCGGGCTGACGAAGGAATACCTGCGGGGGCTTGCGGCCAAGAGGATTGAGGGCTATTAAGGCAGGGGCACAGGGGAACGCCTCGGATAACCCAGGGCAAGCCAATCCCCCCCCTACCCTGTGGGAATTCGGGCGCGCTGCCGCGCTAT